CACCGTTGACGATCGCCGTCACGATGTTGGCCGATTTGGCCAAAGCGCTTGACGCGGTCTTGATTGCAAGGCCCGCCGAGTTCAGGCACTGACGCGAGTACGGGTCATTGAATGCTCGAGACACTGTCTCGGGCAGCATTTGAGCGCCCCCGACAACCAGCAACTGTTTGATCTTTTCCATATCTGTTCCTTATGAGGAAAGAGAGGGGCCGCTTACGCAGCCCCGCTCAATCACAGATTGGTGACGCCGACTTCGACGCGAGCCATCCAAGCCTCGTTCAGTCGCACCGCGTTGAACCAGGTCGACGCGCCCACGTAGCCGAACTGGCCCAGCGGGTTGGCGTGGTTGGTCTGGCTCGACTTCAGGACGATCGGCTTGATGGCGTTGAAACCCTTCAGCGCGACCTGGCCCCAGCAGTCCTCGGCGATGAGGATCAGCGGGTACACGTCGACGTTAGCGTTAGCCACGCTAACCATGCCGTTCAGAGTCGAAGCACCGGATGCTGCGAAAGGTGCAAACAGCGGCGAGCTGATGAAGCGGAAGTCCTCGACCGAACCGAACTCACGGTCGTGGATCGGCTTGAACGAGCCGTACTCCTCGACGCGGGTGAAGCCGGGCAAGTTGCGGATGTCCGAGACGGCGTCCGTATGGCAGAACACGACGTAGGCAGGCTGGACTGCGCGGGTGGCGAAGTTCACGCCGGGGGCAAGGCGCGAAGTGACGCGCTTGGCACGGTTGCTCTCCAGCACGCGGGCCGCCTTACGCAGCACGTTGAGCGTCACCGGGGTGTTCACAGCCGAGCGGCTGGAGCCGTTGGCGTACAGAACAACGGAGCCGGCCTTGACCACGCCGTAGCGCACAAGCTCAAGCACCTCGGCCATCGTCTCGCCGGTGAGCTTGGTCATCTCGCCCGGGATGTCGTCTTCATACAGCAGCTCGGTCTTGCTCGAAAACTTAAAGAGCACGCCGTACTGCTGGAGCTGGACCGACACGTCCTGGAACGTGATCGACTGGCTGTTCGGGGTTACGCCTTCCGACAGCAGGTAGCTGTTGGCCGCAATCACCGGGGTGTTGATGTAGCCTGCGGGGCCACCGTTCTGGATGTTGGTGCCGGCTGCGACCGCGCCCAGGGGCAGCGTGCGACGGAAGACCAGAGTGTCGGTGGAGTTCTGGGGCATCTCGCGCTGGGTGCCAAAGTCACCGAGAACGGTGATCGGCTGGGCGTGCTCGAGCATGCCTTGCGCGGCGCGGATTAGATTCCGCGATGCGACTGTGTTATAGCCTTGAACGGACATGATGTGCTCCTATTAGAAGCCGCGTTCTGAGCGCGTTTTCTCGCGCATTGCGGCTTCGTGGTTCCAAAGTTCCTGGACCGACAAATCACCCAAGGTCTTGGGCGGCGGTGTCTGACCAGGTCGCGTCGTGACTGCTGCGGCAAGGCGCTGTTCACGCTCTTGCCGAATCCCGGCCGCGGGTTTGGCTTTGGCTGCATGGAACTTGTCGAGCATCTCAAGTGCGTCTCGGGCCTTAGTGCTTTCGGCCAGACGCTGGATCTCGGGCGGTTGCGCCGAGTACCAGGCGGTGAAGTCGCTGGTGTTGACAATGTCTCGCCAGTCCTCGTACTTCGCCTCGATGCGTGACTCTTCCAGCAGGCGGACTGTCTCTGCTTTGGCTTCGCCCAGCTTTTGTGCGACCAGCGCGTCAACGTCGACAGCGGGTGGTGCCGAAAAACCGGAGAGCTTTGCAGCGACGAATTCCTCCATCGCTTCGCCCCATTCGGGGAAATCGGTCTTCAGTGATTCCCACTTCTCGGGGTTCTTCGCTGCGACAGCGATCTGCTGCTGAGACGGTGCGTCGGACACGGCCTTCTGTGCCTGGCGGGAAAGCTCTAGCTCGCGCTGCATCGCAGAAACACGCCCCTCGGCGGTCTTCACGTGCTGCAGGAGTTGTGCGTTGGACTGCTCAAGCTTCGTGAGTCGCTCGATCAGCGGATCAACTGCAGGCTCTTCGGGCGGCGGCGCTTCTTCGGGTGGCGGTTCCGGCGCAGGTTCCTGCGGCGGCGGTGTTTCTTCATCCCGAATCTTTGCTTCTTCGTCCCAGAGGGCTTGATCCAATTGCACTTCTCCTTTATTCCTCGAGGCCCGGGCCCGGAGGATTTGCATCCCGGTGTGCCGACTGCGGCAGACCGAGCAATCTCTTAAAAGCTCTGATTTCCCCTCGAATCGCCGACGTTTCTTCTGGCGGCAAACCCACCGAGTCGTTCTTCAAGCGCGCCCGACGCAGCTCCTCCTCGGCCCATTTGCGAAGGAGGTGCCAGGTCTGGCTTTGAAAATCGAGCATCGGAAATGAAAAAGCCCCGCGTTAGCGAGGCTTGATTTTTGGGGACTTGAGTTAGCTTAACTAGCGGGGTATGTCACGTCAATAACGACACCGCCAAATTTGTCAACCCCTCTCGTTGCGCGATTCCGACTGTGCCGCCATTCACCCGACGGCTGATCGCATCGACATTGCCGATCAGCGAGTCGGGGATGTTTCTTTCCCACCAGGCGATCGCCGCACGCAGCGCAAACTCTGGCTGAGCCAGCAGGTCGGGGTTTTTTACAAGGTCGACCTTGAGCGCCTGCCCGGTTTGCCGGTAGTTCGCCTTGCCGGTGATCTGCAAAAATGTGCGGCCACGGTATTTGTATCCATCGCCTGGCTGGTCATTGCCCAGATCAGCCCGCATGCCATAGACCCGATTGGCCAGCGCCGGCGGGTTGTTCGCGTAAGCCTGCGCCTGAGCGATCGTTTTGAACTTGGATGGCCAGACCTCGGTCAGCCGCTTGGCGCTGTATCGCAGGTTTTCCTCAACGTGCTCGAGCATGGCCGACTCGTGCAGGATCTGGCCCAGAAACTCGGGGATCTCGGCCTCCCCTTTGCTAAACGCGCTTGGGGTCACCTGTTTGGCAAAGGCGTCGGCCCAGCGCCCGGCCGTCTCGCCCCGCACGCCAAGCTTGTGCAGCACCTCAATCCAGGTAATCGAATCACGCAAGCTGGCGCAACTTGTAAAGGGTCGACAGATACAGCGCGCAGGCGGTGTCGATCAGGTTCTGCAGCGGCCGATCGCTGCCTGCGGCCTCATCGCGATGCATCTCAATGTAGGCAAGCTGCCCCTCGAGCACGTCGGCAATGTCACCCTCGGTCTCGTTGTCCAGCAGCGGGATCTTGTCGAGCGGGCCATACCTTCCTTGGTATGCCTCGGCCAGCGCATCGGCGTGCTCAATGATCCCCTCATAGAAGATTTGGAGGGCCATATGCTCGCTGTAGCTGGGCGTCGACAGGTGCGCGCGGTGCGCCAGTTCGCGGGACAGAAACAGGGTGGCGATGATTTTTTCCATCATCACGACGCCGTCGGGATGTCCTGGCGGTGGCAGGCAACAACGATGCTGATGCCGGTGCTGGAGCCTGCTGTCATGCGCGGCCGGGTATAGACCGGCATGTCCTGGCTGGTGTTCATGCCAGGCGCAGTAAACGTCATGGCGGTGCCCTGCCTGTTGGTCAGCGGAACCCAGTTGGTGCCGTCGTTGGAGCCTTCCAGCGTCACCGATTGGCCGCTAGAAAAATCACCGGTCACGATGTAGGTCCGGTAGCTGTATTGCGGGTGACCCATCGCGGTGCCGACGTCGCCGCTGGCGGTGAACGGCCCCCAGGTAAACGTGATGACAGAGCCGTCGTTGACGAGGTTCTGGTTGATTGCGCCTTGAAAAATAGCCATGTCAGATTTGTCCTTGCGGGTTGCTTATGAGGCCGCCGGCGTTGGGTGCTGCGGCGCCAAAGCGGTTGGAGAGTCGGTCGAACTTGTCCAGCAGGGACTGGTAGTCCTGCGGCACCGGCATCGCTGCGGGAGTGGCCTGCGGGGTGGCCGCCGGCGTCGTGGCCATCGGGGTGGCCATCGGAGTCATTGGGTTCATAAGCCTGATCCGGTTGCGAGTTTCAAACGCTGTTCGGCAACGAACAGGTCTTTGCGGGTGCGCTCCTTGATCGCCGTATCAGCAAGCTTTGCCTTGATCTGATCAAGCGACAGATCCTTCGACTGGGACAGCTCGATCATCTTGATCTGGCGCTGCAGCTCAAGCTCAGCCATGCGCGCCGCCCGATCCTCTCGAGCCATCTGCAAGCGGGTCTGCATCTCAATCTGGTCGGCCTGGCTCTGGCTTTGCGCCTTTTGCATCTCAGCCTGGGCGCGGATCTGTGCGACCTGCAGTTGCGGGTTCTGCTGGGGCGGCTGCTGCTGGAGCTTTGCAATCTCCTCGTCGCTGCGGAAGATCTCTGCCGGGTCGATGTGCTGGGCCTGCAGCGCACGCTCAAATAGCTTCTTTGAGTCAACGTAGATGCCATAGACCGGATTAGCCGCGGTCTGCAGCAAGCCCAGGAACGCCTGGTTCTGGATGTCCCGAACCAGCAGCGCGCTTGAGCCCCGAGCGTCAACCGAGAAGTCACCCTTAATGCTCTCGTCCTCCGAGTGCATCATGTTGAAGTCGTAGTAGCGGCGAATGTGAGGCTTGGTGACGTAGTCATCAAACTGTTTCACGAGACGACGCAAGACGACATTCGCTGCGTTCATCAGCATCTGCATGCCGCCAACCGTATCCGGCGCGCTGCCCTGATTGCCTTGGGTCAGCATCGGCACGCCGGTCTCCTGGTCTGCAAGCTCCTCGGCAAGCTTGATGATGTTCGACAGTTCAGCCTGGTGCGAGTTGAACTCGAAGGTAGCAAACGCCGTGCGGGCATCGGCCGACTCGTCGGTGAGCCACCAGATCTTGCGGCTGGTCAGCTCCCACTGCTTGTCGGCCGGCGCAATCACCGATGGCTTGACCACGATCTGCGGGCCGCTTGAGACACCAGCGTTGTCCATCATCTGGCGCCACGCCGCATTAAGCACGCGCTGCTGCGCGCGCATGAGGTATGGCACGCCATAGCCCCAGACGCTGTCGGCCATCTTCTCCCAGGGGTAGAAGTCATAAGGCAGATCGCCCGTCTCAAGCGGGTTCAGATAGGCGCGCACCACCGTCGAGTTGATCATCACGACCACCGCCGACATGCTGACCAGTTCGTCGTCGGGCACCTCGACGCCCGCGGCGCGCAGATCCTCTTTGTCGATCTCGCCCCAGTACTCCCAGACCTCAAATGGCTTGTTCTGCAGGTCGGTCGTGGTTTCCGACGACATGGCACTCACCTCTTCCATCGTCGCCGATGTCTGAGGGCCCTGCTCAATCACGTCACGTAGTTGCTGCTTAAGGTAGCCGGGTTGCTTGGCAAGTTCTCTGACTTGCTTGCTGGTCATGCGCTGGCGCTCAAAGATTCCCTTGCCGTTGTGGACTGACTCGCCGCACGCAGGATCGGGCCAGACGTTGCGCGGATCGACGCGCATGCTGACCGGGTTGAGTTCCTTCACAACCTCGAGCACGTGAACCTGCTGGCCTGCGCCGTCGACCATCGGCATCCAGGCTTTGCGTACTCGGCTCATCACGACAGGACCCTTGAGCACGCCGGTGCCCAGCATCGTCGCGTCGTGAATCATCCGCCGCACCTCGGCGTTGTAGTCGCACTCGACAAGCTGATCATCGATGCGGGTCTGCATCGCCTCGCTCCGAGTGTCGGCATCCTTCATCACCGCTTTGGCCATGTCGGCCTTGGTGAGCGGTGCGTGCGTGCGCGGGTCCAGTTTGGTCTGCCCGGTGCGCGGGTCTATCGCGGGAGAGTGATCGGTGGCGAACTTGGCCACGGTCGGGATCGGCGTGGGCTTGATGCCCCAGTTCCGATCGTCCGTCGGCAGCAGAATGTCCGACAGGCGTGCCTCGGCGCCGTTCGCTTTCTGACGGGTCAGGCCGATGTAGACAGTCGATCGAGTGGGCTTTGCGCTGTTCTGGGTGACCGGATAGCCCTGCTCGACCGCCTCCATCATCTGGGCGGCCTGCCTATTGGCAAAATCTTTGGCGTTGTACTGGTCGATGTCCTCGACCCAGCGCTTGTCCAGCCCGCGTGCGTACCGACTGCGGACCCAGTCGTCTCGCTGGCGGGCCAGGCCCTGCCCGAATGCTTGGAGTCGTTCGTCAATCATCAGTAGCCTGCCATCGGGTCGAGTACGTTGAAGGAGACGACGGGCAGCGGCGCGCGGCGTGAAGGTCGGATCTCGGTTTCGAGCTGGGTGCGCGCATGGCGCAGCGACATGAGGCCGTATCGGGTAGCGCTGATCAGGTCGTCATCGAGCTTGACCAGGCGGCCATCCTTGCGGTGATACATGCGGAACTCGGAGAACCAGTCGTCCAGGTGAGAGAAGACCCTCAAGGTCTTGGCCTGCATGCGGGTGAGCATCATGGCGATGCCGGCCTCGACGCCGTTGCTGCCGTCCTCAAAGGTCGTGCGGGCTGAGAGCATCGACACGCCTTGGTCGCGGTACTGCTTTGCCAGTTGCTCGCCTGAGCCTTTGTCGTGCTGAAGCCCATCATGTGGCCAGGCGACTGGGATCCAGTCGGCACGCTGGCGGATTGCTGCAGCGTGCATGACGACCGGCTGCTCTTTCGCGCGATAGGCGTCGTAGAGGTAGACCGCATCGGTGTCTCGGTCCCAGGCCAGCCAGGCCGCGGCGGTTGGGTGATCCCACCCGAAATCGAGCCCGCAGATCCTCGGCCAGTAGGCGGGTATCTGGAAGGGGGAGATCTTGATCGCCTCCTCGCTTACCGGGAAGACTCGGCCAGATCCCAGCATCGGGATGCCGCGGGCACGGGCATCGCGCTCGTGGTCGGGATACTGGGCAATGATGGCTGCGCGCTGCTCATCGGTGTAGTGCGGGGCGTCATCGATCGTCATCGACGTGACGCTGGTGCCGGCCGGCTTGTCGAGCAGGAAACGCTTCACGACGGACGACATGCCTAGCAGGGGCGTGAAGGTGACGAACACCGAGCCAGAGGTGGCGTTGGTGCGGGTCAGGCCCTCAAAGTACAGCGCCTCGGGCGGCTCTTCATCAAACCAGACGAGATCGACGGTGTCCGCCTGCCATTTGCTGCGGCCCTGATCATAGCTCTTGAGTTGCAGCACCGACGTCTCGCCGCTCACGTGCTTGACGACGACCGAGTCAATCGCGTTGGCCACGCCCTGTCGGCGGCTGGTTGAGACGATGCACTCGCGCGGAATGGTGCCCGTGCCCCACTGGCTTTCGTCCTCGGGCCTGCCGACCAAGAGGCGCTGCACGCCGCCGCGGGTGAGTTCGGTCGACTCTGAGCCTGCCATGACCGAGATGCCGTGGCCCCAGCGGCGGCCGGTCCACCAGTCCGGGTATCTGCCGGTCAGGTGCATCGCGACTTCGTATGCGCCCGCCCAGGTCTTGCCTAGCTGATTGCCGGCCAGGAACAGGCGCTCGCGGTCGTGGCCTTTTGCGTGGAACTCGCGCTGCTTGGGATAAGGCGCGTAGCCTGCGAGGGTGTTCTCGCGGGCTCGCTGCTCACGAATCTTGAGCAGTTCGTAGAGTTCGCGGCGCTCGGCGGCGGACAGGTCAGACACGCTTGCGGGCCTCGAGTTTCTGCAGCAGCGAATCGATGCGCTCATCGATCTGCTCTTCGCTCAGGTCTCGGTTGTCCTCGACCCTCACCTCGACCGCTTTCAATTTCGGCTGCAGGTAGCTGAGCAGTTCCAAGTTCACGCGGGCCTTGAGCGCTGCGTCAAGCTCGTTGCCTTCGAGCGCCTCGACGATTTTTTCGGCCGGGTTCAAGCCTGCAGCCGCGCAGACCTCAGCCACGGCGCGCAGATTGATCCGCACGTCGCTGTCGGTTCTCGAGTGCTTCTCGACACCCAGGCGCGGCGCAGACTCGGCGATCCGCACGACCGATCGCGACCCGACGGGCGCCGGCGGCATGATCCCGCGCTCACGCTTTGCGCGCTCAGCCGCGGCCTGGACCCGTCGAGCCTCGCCGGCGATCTTGCCCGACTTCAGCGAGTTGGCGATCTGAGCCGGGCTGCGGGGGCGCTTGACCGTCAACGCCTCTTCAGCCCGCTTTATCCAAGCGGTGATCTCGACATGCTCGCGCCGAGCCCGGCCGGCCTGATCCCGATCGTCGGCCTGCGCGTCAAGCGACTTTTTGCCGGCCATTGCGGTCAGATCTTGCCAGGCAGCAGGCCGTTGCCCGTAAAGCCAGCCACGGTGCCGGGCGAGGGCTTCAGGTTGTTATAAAAAGTCTCGGGACGATCGCCCAGGCTCGGAGGCTGGCCGCCGAAACCGGGCGCCTTTTTGAGCAGCGTCTCGCCCTTTTTCATCGTCTTGTCGGGAGCCGGCGGCATGGTCATGCCCTTGCCGCTTGAGGTGCCCGCGGCGACCTTGGTGTTAGCAGTCTGGTTGCGGCTCGCGGCCGGTGCGGCGTATCCGTTCATTGCCATGATGTGATCCTTTGTGTGGGTAGAAAGGCG